AGAGCTTAGCCTAAACGAATCAGGCCAGTAGAAGCATCGTTAGTAGGCATGGTAAGTGTGAAATCACCTGCGGTTACCGTTTGGGCTCCGAAAGTGAAGACGGCTACAGCATTTTTAGTAGCTGCGGTGTTATTATAAAATACAGCACAATCAAACGAAGTTGATAAGGTTACATTAGTATAAGTTACACTAGCGGAGGGGGTTACAAATGCGGTAGTACCAGAACTAGAAGGAGCAGTACCGGTTGTTACAGCTTCGCCTCCAGCTGAATAGTTAGTTCCACTTACTTCTCCAGTAGTATTATATACTGTGGTGGTAGCATCTTTAGTTGCTGTAGCTTCGTACAAAGCCATTTTAAAGTCATCTTTAGTAGTGCCTGCTCTAATTACAGTAGTTCCGAAAGCATGTAAGCCATTCAACATATCTACTTTAAATGAGGTGCACATTGCTTGTGTATTTGCCATCTGGTTATTCTCCTACGTCGGTTTTGGTTGTTGGAAGTTCTTTAAGAGTTAAATGTACAGATCGATGCACCAACTCCCCTTCTAAATAATACTCTACCCAATCTACTGTTTCAGTGATAGACTCGTCTGTTCCTGCCCTGTGCTCCAGTAAGGTTTCGTCCATCGGACCTTTAGTAGTATTAATCATATATTCTCATTCCTGTATGCTGTATGGAGTTCATTACGTATTTGTTTATTAAAGATAAGAGTACTACGCAGAGGGCTCTTTTAGGCATTTGCTGCGTCGGTTAAAAATCATTATACAACCTTTTAAAAACTCGGTCAATAAAAAATTTATTAACTAGACCCCATGAGCATCAACACCCTGAGCTTCGCGTCCTCCTCTAAATTGGTGAACGTTTGCGCCATAGGAGCAATACTGACACTACTTATGCCAGATAGCGTAATCCTATTAGGTGAGCTGCTGTCGTATACCCCATTCTCTAATGTAGTAAGGGGTCGCGTTCTCAACAGGCGATTCTGAGTATAAGTACCATAGCCGGTCTCTTTGTTATTCCCATTCTCAATAGAGTAATGGACAGTCGCTCCTACGGATATTACATCCCCGAACACTCCGAAGTTCCCAACCTGATCTAACCGTATGGTCTCTGCGTCTCCTGAAGTACTAGACTCCTGTAGAATCAGGCTATAGATTTCCTTTCTATCTAGAGGTAGCCTTCCAATGACACCCTGCTGGCCTGATGCAAATACACCTACAAGATTGGAAACCCTACTACTTGCCTTTACAGCAGTTAGTAGTCCTCTGTTCATAGTAGTTAGTACGGAAGTTAGTGGTACAGAAAACGCCGCAGTCATTGTACCAGTAGCTGAAGTACCTAGTACGTTTGTTAACAAACCTGTATAACCTAGAGTACCTACTATAGTACTGGAGGTTAGTGGTTGTGTATGTAAAGCCGCTGCCATACTACCTACCGATGTAGTAGATAGTACAGAAGTTAAAGCTGGCATGGTCGCCTCCTTAATCGGTAGTTGTGTTAATTGTCCAACCTTTAGCCGTTGCAATAGACCAGTCTGCTAAGTACAGACCTGGGTTGGCTTTTAAGTAGACTGTTCCTCCGGGTAATGTTACAAAGTCATTTACGGCCCCTGTAGTTGAGACCCCGGTAAGCTGTACGGAGTCTCCGCTCGCTACTAGCTGCCCTAAGGATCCTTGTGCACTTACGTTGGTTAATGAAACAACCCCTGCAGTACCTGCTTTTATAGTACCTATTTCGGTAGTTAAAGAGATTCCGGACAAGCTTACTGACTTACTTCCGGTATTTATAATACCCAAAGTGCCTAACTCGCCCATGGTCGATACTGAGTTTGTATGCCCAGTTGGCCCACTATTTAGTCTAACGTCGTAATCTCCAGATACTGGGTAAAGATTCCTAAATACTAACTCTACGGCTTCCTTGCCTAGGTTGCACCTAGTTGCCTTAAAGTAGTTCTGTACTCCTTTTATATCTATCTTCTCCAAGGAGTAGTTCTTCTGAATACTTATACCATAGTTATACCCGTCTCTAAACTCCCTGCAGTCTAAATCTTCTATAGTCTGTAGATTAAAACATCCGGCGAACATAGGCACTATCGCAGTGGTACTGTAGTAGTACGCCTTGTTGCTAGGGAAGTTTCCGTCTATATCTCGGATACTATTATTACCTATATAGCTAAGAAGACGGCAATCTACGAAAGGGAGTAGTGGGGAAAACAAAGCGTAATTTTTAGGTACTATAATATCCAACTCTACTAATGCCCTACAGTCTTTGGTAGCTAAACCTAGGCGGGCGGGTTCCTCGGTAACAGCTAGGCTTCTTAGTCCATTGCAGTCATTAAATAGCAACTGTAGCCACCCATCGTTTCTCCAATAGTAGTCATAAGCATCATAGACTATTCCAGTATGGTAGATTCCTGCTGTTAAGTCTGTAGCGTCTACTACGTCTAAATTATGACAAAATTGGAATAGATTATTAAAATCCGCAAATACTGCGCCCGGTTTAAGCCCTGCAGGTAGTGTTTTTAGCTTAGGTTGATCCTGTCCGAAACTATTAAGGTCGGGCTTGTCATATATTTCAGGCAGTACCATCTCCTCAGCGTACTGAACTTGTGGAACCCTTACGGGTTTTTCTGCCCTCACAGGGTTTATCCTTATATCCTCATAAGAGTCAGTTAACATAGTAGGCTGACTATCTACCAGTGTAGATACGGGGCTGGTTCCGTATACATGGTTCAGGTATAAGCTAAGTAAGCCGTCAGGTAAGTTAGGGCCGGTAGAAGCATTAAGATAGTTTATAGTTATATCCATACATATGGAATTTACCAACGTATTATTTAAAAGAACTGAACTAGAGAAATTGAGAGGTGGGATATATAAACTCTTAAAGGTTAACTTATCTAAAGTAGTACATCGCTCCACTGCCTTAGTAAAGTTATCCGACCATCCGCGCAATCCCGTAGAGTTACTAACTACATTAATATTAGATATGCTAGTGGCGTTGGACATGTCCAACTCCTCTATATTTTTTAATAGGTGGAGCGAGAACATATACCTGAAATTACTTAATGAGCTACAGTTTGACCCGCTCAAGTACTTTAGAGGTACCCTAAAGGACGTGTAAGATGTAGTAGTAGTAAACGCAGATATATTAGGGGTATTCATATGGGCAGCGATAGCATTCGGCTGCTTAGTAGTATTATTTATAACTCCTAGATCTACAGTTGTTAAGCGTATGGAAGCGTCCGGAGACATAACTTTAGCACTAGCTAATCGGTAGCCTGCTAGGTCTCCTGACCCGTCGGAAGAGAAAGATAAGACCTCTCCTCTTGAAGTCTTAGATATCTGGAAAGAATTCTCACTGGAATTTTTAACTATATAAGTTCTTCCGTGCTCTACCTCATAGGTTCCTGAAGGATTAAACATACTTACATAATCCCCATCCTGGTATCCGTGCTCTGTCAAAGTAACTAAGTTACTCTCTGCAATGTAGGAGACTGTAGATCCAATATTAGCTGGAACATCCTCATAACTGTACGAATGCTCTGCAATAGTATTAGACGAAAAGGTCTCTACTGGAGAGCCATCCCCCCAGTCTACCTTATACGAGCCGGAGCTACCCCATGCCTTTACCCTGTGCATCGTTCCTGATGGAGGTACTCGCACAAATTGCTCACATACATCGTCAGTATCTGTGTACTCCTCAAAGTCCCTCCACCACCTAGGCCTTTTCCAGATAGGTATATCCCAACCTTTTGGTTTATTTCTTTCGTTATTGGCAAGGCCTCCAGCACCTATTGATCTAAGCCCTAGACCTCTTTGTTTAAACGTACCTATGCTCAAAAGAACCTCCTAGGAATTGACTGTCCAACCTTTATCGGTGGCTATGGTAGTGTCGGACGCAGCTACTTCATCATCGTCTACATTAGTTATCGTGATAGTTTTACTAGTTACTACAGGCAGGCTCTCATATAGTTCATTTAACCCTACCGAAGTCATAACACATGAATCCACTGTGAAAGACTTCTCACAGATAGGCGCTAGTAACTTCGATACCTTAGGACCTACGTTACTGTAAGGGCTGGTAGTGAACTGAGACAAGTCTGTATCAAGGCCTATGAACCCAGGGTACTCTACTAAAGAATTCATTAAGTTGAATGAGTCAGCATAGACATTAGTTACTCCTGTAGTGTTTCTATAGGTAACTGGTGGCAAGAATTCAATAGAGTGACAACCATTTAAGAAGTAATTGCCATGAGGTAGACCTATAGGAGTATCTACGGCTAGATCTTCTAACCAGTGGCAGCCCTCAAAAACGCCAACATACTCCCTATAATCGTCGGAAGGAAAGTATAGGCTGCACCTTTCTAACCACTTACAGTTCCTAAACATCCTGTAAAAGCGCTCCCCAGAAGGCATATCCCAGTTAGGGCCCTCTATTATAGCAGTTTCTGAAAAACATTCTCTATAGTCTGTGCAGGCGGGTAGTATCCATTTAGGGGCTACAGAGAGCCGCTTCATTTGATAAAAGCACCTATATATACTCTTGCAACTTATAAAATTCCAATCAGGTATATTGCGTAAATAATCGCACCCTTGGAATAAGTACTCTGCGCTAGTTATACTACTAACATTAGTTATAGCTACCCTGGTGAGGTATAGGCAATCTTCGAACATATGATCTGCCGGACCTCTAACACTGGGACCTTTTATGACTACGGAACGTAGTATGTTGCAGAAGGCAAACATATAAGACACGTCTATGCAAGCCCCTGTTAAGGTAAGGGAGAAATCTACCAATAAGTCACACCCTGCGAATGCCCTATCTAAGTAAGCTACTTTTGGCATATAGAGTGACGGCAATACTGTTAAAATACTACAGGCCTGAAAAACTCCTGAAGCGTCTACACAAGATTCGAAGGTAACACTGGATGCATCCCTTAGTACTATACAGTTAGCAAACATTAAATGCATTATTTCCATGTTGCTAGTGTCAATATCTAACTTGCGCAAAGCAGTACAACACTGAAACATATAAGACCCGTCTACAACATTAGGGCATCTAAAGTATACCTCTGCTAAGTTTCTATGCGGTATCTCAGGAGTTGTAGTGTTTGGGTCTCCTGTATAGATACCTTCCCAGTACCCCATCCGATACATACCGACAGAGCCTAACTCCGCAGAGGCGTAGCCATTGGCGAAACCAGAACTTATAGGCCCTACTGTAAAAGCAGTTAGGCTGTTAGAAACCACCTCTAACTGCAACCAAGCAGAACTATAGGCGGGAGGGTTATAGTCAGAGTTAGCGGTGACATCATTATAATACTTACTTAAGTCGATAGTATCTAAAGTGTCGTCACCTGCCGGATATACCTCTACAAACCCGTAGGCATATTTAGTGCCTTTAGTGTTGTAGGAATATCCCTCACTGCCTATGTATTCGTGCTCTGCAACAGTCCCGCTAGCAAATAATTCTGGCGGGCTACCGTCGCCCCAACTTACGTAATAACCATTACTAACAGCGTTTGGACCTGCGTTAGTAGTGACATCTATTGCTAGTAATGTTCTATACGGACCGATTTTTATGCGACCCAGTAAGTAGTCAGTATTGGCTGTAGAGGGCATAGGAGTTAGTACTCCATCAAAAGATGTCTCTACACCTAAAGGTTTATTGAGTCCTATAGTTTTGCTAGCTAAGCCTAGCTGACTAAACTTAAGACTAGACATTATACTATCTCTGAGCCGAAGATTCCAAAAGACGTAAGAGCGTCTAAGCTGTAAACACTTATAACGTCGCCTGAGCCCAATGTTATGCCCATAGTAAGGTAGGTTGCTTCACCTGATTCCATCGCTACATCATATACTATATAGTGCTGATTTAAAATACCGGCACCTCCTGGACGTACAGCAACGCGCACAGTATCAGCAGCACCGATACTTGCGATAGATATAGTAGATATAATAGCAGACGTATCGACTGGTACGGTATATACGTCTGTCAGTATACCAGCAGTAGGTGCAGATTGTCCAAGTACTTTGTATTCTATTGCCATTTGCTAGGTTCCTATAAGAAGTAGGATTCTTGCAGCTACTTCTTCTTCTATGGTTGTCAGTGTTTGAGCTAGAGGGGTTATGGCCACCTCTGAGTCTCCGTTCATGCTTATAGGTGTCAGAGGGTTCTTATTGTATACGCCTCCGACTAACGTTGTTAAGGGGGTGTCTCTAGAGAAGGTATTGGAAGCCTGTATAGTACCAATACCCACCTCTCTATCATTTCCACTTAGGATACTGTAGTAGACTTTCGTACCTACTACAGCCACATCTGCAAATCTACTGAATCCAGTGATTGCCGTAAGGGATATGGTCGCTCCTGTACCTACTGTAGTAGAGGTCTCTCGTACGAAATCATAAACATTTGCTGACATACTAAATCCACTCCTCTATAGATATTGATGTTCCCATTAATCCCGCGAATCTCTCCGCGAACTTAGGTAAAGCTGTTTTAGTCCCGTATATAGACTTATCCGCTAACCTAGCCGCATTTAAGGGTTCCAGACATAACAACACAGGAGCCTCGGTACCTATCAATCTATCTAGTTCTAGAAGGTTTGACATAATCTCGGTCTTATCCATGTGAGTGTACCTAATCTCAAACTTGCGGTACATCGGTCTTGAGTCTATATAGAGCTGTGCTCCGTGCGATAAGGTCTTCTTACTCTTATCTATGTTAGTAATCTTCCAACCACGATCTATGTCGTGACTACTTTGCCACGCAGGAGATGCTAGTACTTTGTATATATCCAAGTACCCTAAAGCATTAGTAGGGTCTTCGATAGTTACGTGCAAGTATCTAGCCTTAACGGTAGCTGGCAAGATCAACAATGCAGGAGGTATTACTGCAGCTCCTGCGGAAAATACGGTGTCAGTTGAGAACATTCTAGGACTATCGTCGATTAAAGTAACAGTCCAAGTTCCTGATGCGTATGGATCGGTTGACCCAGACGTCTTAGTAAACGTTAGTACGCCAGCAGCGTAACTATCAACAGTACCCAATATATAGTTATTGGTAGCATTGTGTATCTTTATTAGGCCACCCGGTGCGAATCCTACATCTGCCTCTACGTCTATGGTCGCTGGTGGGCTTAAAACGTTTATTAGTGTGGTAGATACCGTCGAGGTACCGGAACCGTTATCGTACACTAAATCTAAAGGAGCTACGTTATCTGGGTCTGTTAGGAGTGTAGCGTCATTGCTCATCCTTACCCGCCAAGTAGCCTGATCCGTTAGGTTGTGTTTTGGTATAGCTACAACATCTAGAGAATGTGACGAAGCGATGTCAATGCTCATGGTCGCTGTTGTACTTAGTACTCTAGCTGCTTCTCCCATGCTTGTATTTAGTGCATTTTCTAAAGGTAGCGAGGCGGCCCAAGAACCTACGCCTTGTATGGTGGTAGATGTTAGAGTAGTATAATCAATATAAGCCAACAAAGGTTGCGGCTTGGGGGTTACAGGAGCCTGTACTTGTAGATTAGGTAGGTCTATTACACCAAGAGCAAAGTCTTCAGATACGCCAGATAATGCCAACGATCCAGACTTAGTAGTACCTAAACTACCTAAAGCGCTGGTACTGGCTACTCCGGAGAATAGCTCTCCTTTGTAGTAGCCTAACCCCTCTAAAATTATAGGAGTTTCTACACCTTGTAGAATAGTAGGTAAATACTGAGCTACTACTACAGACTCTAAGCCGGTTAGGGCTAAGCCCCTACCAGGACTTAGCGAGGTTATATTCGTAGTGGCCCCTAGGCCGGTTAATGCTGGCATTGGTTAGCCTCCTATAGCCACTCATCTATCGTGAACTTCTTAGAGTAGTACCCGTAAGAAGTATTTATTGAAGCGTGTATCTTACTGTTAGTTCCGTAAATAAACACACGATGTGCGTTCTTACTATCAGAAGGGTCTATGATAGATACAAAAGGTACGTTTAACGCGTACTCCCTATCAATAATAGCAGCCTCTGTGAAGACGTCGTCTTCAGGTATAAACTTACAGTCATATTCTATTCTTCGATACCTATTACTAGGTTCGGTAGTTACTAGTCCACCTTCTAACCTCTTAGGTTTAGTAGGACTTATGTACTGGGTACTCCACCCTCTACTGACTCCGTTCTCGGGCTGCCAATAAGGGCCGGCGAATAACTTACCTATTGTGTAATCATCTGCGTCAGGGTCGCTGAAGTCCACGTACATGTACTGAGCTTCGGTACCTCTAGGTAGCCACAAGACTCCAGGGGGATTATGTACATTGACAAGCTCGGCTGCCCAAATACTGTACTCTTCATAAGGTACGGTGGTATAGCTGTCGAGAGAGGGCCACACATTGACTACCCCCGAGTCATACACTATGTCTCCAAGGTCTACAGAAGCTGGGTCGGTTAGTAAGGTTACGTCGGTAGATACTCGAACTCGCCAAGTACCGTTAGTAGACAAAGTATGTCTAGGCAGGGCCAGTACTTCAATTGATTTACTGGAACCAAAGTCCACCGCTACGGCTGAGTTATTGGCTATAGCGTTGGCTGTTTGTGAGAATTTATTAGTTGTTAAGTTAGCTACAGGATTTAGACCGTCCCAACTAAACCCTGTCACCGTAGTAGCAGAGTCTAGTAGTCGGTCTATGTATGCTATAACTAAATGGCTTGGTGCGTTATCTGACATGTACGTACCTGCTCCTAATTAGTTAGTTAAGATACCTGGGAGGTAACTTCTCAATTATACACAAATTCATGAATCTGTCAACTGAAAAGTTACTACCAAATACATGCAAGGCTTACGATCCAAAAGGCCTAGTACCCATACCATAGGGGTTGCTAGGTAGTCCGTAGGGATGTAGGTCACTTTCTATAGCGATTATAATAGGTGAGCAGCCATCGTATTGTACGAAGGAGGCCTCAATAGCAGCGACATCAACATCGGTACCAGCGCCTATAGAGCTTTCTGAGCCAGACCAAAGATCTAAGGTTACTATGTTGTTTAAGGTGTCCTCTGATATTCCAATAATACAGTACGGAACCTCCGTATCCAGCCCAAACCTTGGGTATTTTATCATTAAGGTGTCGTTCAGCTCTAAGGAGCCAGCTAGTGCTTTAACTACCATACTTAACCTACTTGGCTGTAGTAGCGTTCCAGCACTATTATAAAGCCTCCACCGCCTCTTGTTCTCCAGTAGTGCGTCTACTCCTGAGAATATATTGCTCGGCAATTGATTACCTTCTTCGGCAGTAGGGTACCTGTCTTGAATAGTGTGGTAGTCATCCTCCCCTCCTTCAGGTATAGCCTCTACTACTGAGTCAACTTTACGGATACCTAGCTCTAAGGTATCCGCTGTGACTACTCTCCAAGGTGCTAGCAGGAAGGCATACTGATCGGGGTTATATAGTAACACGGTAGGGGCGATGGCAGAGGGAGTCATAGGAGTATAGTTCCTAGCGTATCCCAGCGATCTCCTGTACTTAGGTATTGAGGTCTTCTGCCTAGAAGCTTCTATGATACTAACATCTGTTAGCGAAGCCACGGAGGAAGACTCGGTCTGTCCTTTGAAAAGCCCTATGTCGAATACACCTTTCCGATTAAATCCGCCGAATAGTCCAAAGGAGTTAAGTAGCTCCTTAAGAGCGCCTCCAACAGATTGACCTGTTTGATTGTAGTATCCAGTAGTAGCTCTAGTAAGAATGCTAACACCTGCGAAGTACGGTGTTAGTAGATTGTTAAAGCTGACCCCATCTATCTCCTGAGGTGGCGTTAGTTGCCCAATAACTAGCTCTTTCATTATATCAGTAGCGCCCTCAGGTATAGCTGGAACTATATCACCGTGTACGTCTGCCGTAATACTCTGTGCCGAGGCCGCCGTTACGGTAAAAGTACCTTTCTCAAACTCTGTATAGTACTCCGACTCAGCCAAGTCAGCGCCGTTAGAATGTACACAGATAATATTGTATATAGTAGACTTGTGTACTTGGTAAGTCTTATCCATTACAGAAGTCTGTAAGGTAGTATTGGTGTTAAATCCGGAAGGTGTAGGATACACAGTACCATCTGGGTCAAACACCGCAGTAACTGAGTCTCCCACATCATATAAAGATACCGCTACGTACAGCGGAGCTTTAAGACCAGAGGCAGCAGGATCAGTACCAGCACTAGGATTTCCGTCCCATATGCCATTCCTAGAAAACCAGAGCTTACCTTCAACTAGGTCGACAGCTACCCCTATCCGGGTGCCGCCTATATAAGCAGATGAATAAGGCGCGCTAGAGCCATATGAGATGAGGTTGCCAGTGGCAGCTTCGAAACCGTAAGCCTCGTCTGCATCTCCTATAGCTTCGTCAAAAACCCTCGGACCTGCTTCTGATACACCAACAGCCCCATTAGAGCTGAAAGCTGTATCTATTTCAAAGTATTGCAAGTCGTCGCCAGCGCCTATGGTCGCGTATATAGTAGCCCAACTATCTGAATCACCTGAATGAGTAGCAACTAAGCCACCTCCGCTTATGGTAACGCTAGAACTTGTGCTAGCTCCATCAAACTCAGAGTACTTTAGTAGTCCAGCTAACGATCTGGCTATGTAGGTAGGGGTTACGTTCTTAACTACCCCGTAGGACACGGGTAAGTTTCTGCCATGTAGTGAGCTGTTAAAGGTCACCTGGCCCACGCCTCCGACGGCGCAGTATTTGGTAGGGGAGAGAGGTTGATCTAACAGAACCTCTTTACCGGATAGTACTAATTCTAAGGACTGTTCACCGAAGCGTGCATTATTAACCACTCCGCTGAATATCAGTCGCTTGTTTTCGTGTGTGTCTCCTAACGATATGATACTATAGGTAAACTCTCTACCAAGTATCAAGTAATCATCATATATGTAGTCTAAACCGCCGTCCCCATTGTATAGGCTAATATTGCCTATACCTTGAGAAACCAGACCGCCTATGTTGTTAGAGGAGTACATCTTCCTGTCTAAGGAAGGAGCCCCACTCAACCTAGCTATATAAGCTGTGTTGGCGGGGGTATCAGTTGGTGTAGTAACATAACTAGAGTTAGAGAAGTATAGGGTAACTTCTGCATTGGAGGAGACATCTAGAGCTTTAAGCTCTAGTAGTGCAATCTGTCTCACAGTTGGTACATCTATTATTGCCATGAAGTTCCTCCGTTAGTATAGAACCCTACAGGATTCCTTCGTATTGTACGTAATCAGCAGTTATTGTTGCTACATTAACATCATCGCCGTCAGTGAAAGAATCCTCAGAACCTGCCCACAGGTCTAGCTCCATCTCGTCTAATCTAACGTCTTCAGATACCGCTACTACTGTATAGTAGCTTCCGCTATCCAACCCTAGTCTAGGGTAGGTCAGCTTTACAGTATCGTTTATCTCTATTTCAGACTTAGTAGCTAATGTAACTCGTATGTAGGATGCCTGTCTCAAGGTTCCACCACTATTATAAAGTCTCCAACGCCTCTTAGCTTCTAAGTAAGCGTCTACTCCTGAGTAGATGACAGAAGACGATGCATCACTAGGTACGCTGGTAGGGTAGCGATCTTTCAAGCTTTGATACAGGCCCTCAGAACCTACCGGGATAGCCTCTACTACATCATCGGCTAGTCGTATCCCTAACTCATACTCATCCGCCGTGGCGACTCGATTGGCCTCCCCAAGGAATGCATGGTGGTCAGGATATTGCTCTATGACTACACTAGCTAGCGAGGAGTCTCCCAATACCGTATAGTTATGGGCGTATTCCACAGAGTGTTCATATGTAGGTACCTTAACAGGTAAACGTACCACTTCAGATACATTCTCCTCTGCCAGATCTAGCGCAGAGGCGCCTGAGTCAGGCCCTTTAAATATACCTATATCGAATACACCTGATCTATCGAAGCCGGTATACATGCCAAAAGACCTATTGAACAGGGTAAGTACTTGTTTAACGCTCCCGCCCTTAGGTAGGTAGAACCCACAACGAGCGGTATCAACTATACTTACTGTACTAAAGTAAGCATCCTCTAAATCATCGAAAGAAGAGGAGTTGTACGAGATAGAAGGGCTTATACGGTTAGTTATTAAGTCCTTAATAATATCCCCCACCTTATTATAAGTGGCAGGTGCCGTACTTCCCTTAACGTCTGCAGTAATAGTATACCCGCTAGCGGAGCCTATGTCAAGCTGGAATTTCCCCTCGCTCAATAGCTTAGTATAGTTTCCAGGATCAACCAAACTACCTCCTGCGTAAACTGCAACTATATCTTCGATAGCTCCATCATGCACTTGGTAGATCAGTTCGTTAACCGCTATAGGATTAGACGTACCAGCATTAAAGCCAGAAGGTGGCGAATACGTATGGTCGCCTGTATTGAATACCGCAAGCACAGAATCCGTAGGATCGTTACTTGAAACCCCTGGAGTAATTACACCCGTAAGTCCTGAAATGGCCGCACCGACCCCCGTAGAAGGATTTCCGCTCCACACATTATTACGTGCGAACCAGACCTTACCAGCGTCTGCGTCTATAGCTATTCCGATTGTGGCAGCACCTAGGAAGCTAGCGTGGAAAGCCGCAGGAGTACCATTGTTTACTAAGTACCCATCCGAAGCTCTATACCCATAACTGCCTGTAGTATTACCTAAAAATGTAGTACGTGGCCTACCTACCGAAGTAGTAATGCCTACGTACCCTTCTGTTGTGTGCGTTACGTCAAACTCTAAGTAGGACTTGCCTGAACCTACGCCCGCAGCGGCGTATGCGGTTCCCCAAGTACCTACGTCATCATTAGTAGCTGTGAGCTTATCCTCAGACAGGCTCATCGAATCCCCTATATAGTACGCATCAAAGGTACTGGTATAAAGGTCTCCTGATAATACGGCCCCTACATGTATAGGGGTTACGTTCCTAACATCCCCATAGCAAATAGGCAAGGGGCTATCATGTAAGGAAGTGTTAAAAGTTACTTCTCCGCTACCTGTTACAGGAGTATAGAGGGTAGTGGAAATCTCAGTGTCAAACACTGCGTTTCTATCTTGAACCTGAAGTGTCACGTTACTTTGGGAGTAATCTACGTCCCTAATAACGCCGACTAGGATAGTGGTCAGATTTACGTGACCGCCGTCAATATCCCCAGCCTTAATAGTAATACTTCTACCAATTAGTAGATTAGTGGAGTAAATACTATCTAACGCTCCATCAGGGTTGGACAGGACAATACTACCGATCCCTGCGGATGCGATTCTACCGCCCTGTAGTCCCTTAAATATATCTCGTGAAATCTCCAAGGCACTGTCTACCCTTGGGAGGTAGGCAGTGTTTGCTGGAGTATCTGTTGGTGTGGTTATATAACTGGTGTTTGAGTAATACAGCATCTCTGCTGTATTACTACCCAGGTTTAAAGAGCTTATCTCAACTAGAGACACCTGTTGTGTCATACAAGAACCTCCTGTCTTGCAGCTTTCTTGTTAGTACTAAGACTACTAGTAGCAATATCATTGCTCTCTTCTAGTAACTGTGCTAACTGAGCTTGAGCCGCTAAGTTAGCCGCTGTCTGCTCTTCTACTTTCAAGGATAACTCTGCTAACTGCCTCTGTAACTCAGCAGTGTTAAAGTTACCGCCCATGTCTACTGGTATAGACCGTCCATCAGGTAAAGGAACAACCGCTTCAGGGCCTGCCTCACCAGCTAAGCTAACGCCGCTAGTAATACCGCCTTCGGCAAACATATCCAGTCCCAGAGCATCATACGCTATACCTTCTTCAGAGCCGTTCAACTGCGCCCTAACACTGTCTAAGCTACTAACGCCGCTGTCTACTTGATCTGCGTAGAAGACTAACCCGCCAGCATCTGCCGCCCGTCCCAGTTCTTCTTGGTAAAGCTGCTCGATACTACCGTTAGTACCACTTAGTGCTGCGTCAGCAGAACTTCCAGTACTAGCGTCATATGCTACACCTTCTGCGGAAGCATTAATCGCTTCGTCGATAGAGGCTAAGCTCTGACCTTGGTTAACTAGCTGATCCGTGTAGAAAGCCATTCCGGCTTCATCAGATGCACGACCTAACTGGTCTTGGTAGATAGCTTCAATAGCGGAAGCGTCTTCAGGGCTTATGGCATTAAGTATGGCAAGTAAGCCGTCCTCATTAGCCTGTGCTGCCCTAGCTTCTAGATCGTAGGTGGCTTCTAATACATCGAGTGTCTGTTGGTCAATATCTACACCGTACTGATCTGCAAATGACTCTGCAGTCTGCTCTAGTATTGATTTAACTCGCTCAAACTCATCAATGTAAACACCAACTCCGCCGTAGAAGTCCTTACTAAGGTTCAAGTAATCAAGACCTGCTGTTTCTAGTCCAGATAATAACTCAAGCTGCTTCTCAGGATCAGTCTCTGTTTGTAGCGCAGAGATCATACCATCAAAGGTACCTTTAGCAAGTTCTAGCTTCTGTCCAGGTGCTAGTGGAGATAAGTCCCCAAGAAGCATGTTTGCTACAGTATTCCGGATGTTATTGATAACCTCCAAGAAGTCAAGTAACGCTGCGCCTGTTTCATCAGCTACCGCTGTGGCTAAGTCTTCCTCAGCATCAAGTAACTGCCCTAAGGCTGCTACTGTTCCCATTAGTGTAGAATCTAACGAACCTAACTGCTCCAAAGTGTCTGGAGTGATAAGGTTGCCAGATAAGTCAACGCCTTCGCCCGCTGCGCCAAGTACCTTAGAGTATTGATCCCAAACGGTGCGGAACCCTAATAGTGCTTGCTTAGAGGTTATAGCCCCTGACTCTAGATCCATAGACAAGGTTTGCAGTTCATTCCCAAGCAAGGCAGCTCCCGATATATTGGTAACATCCAACGCCTGTGATATAGAACGCTCAAGTCCTGCACCCACATCAGTACCTAGTACTGATACTTTGTTTTCTAACGCCTCAGCTTCTGTAAGAATTACAGAGGTAAACTCTTCCGCTAAGGAAGCCCATACACCTGCGTCTTCAAACCCTTCAAACAAACCCTTCTGGAAAGCCAGATTAGCTTGTACACCTGCTGAGTTCATTACTGAGGGATCAAACATCGAACCTTCAAAACCCAAGTAGGCGAATGCATTAACAGCTGCGGCAGTTTCTTCTACTAACCTAGCTAATGTGTCGCCTATCTCTTCACCAGCCCTTCTGAAGTCATCAATAGGACGGAACAGTTGTTCAATCATTGAGTCAGATAAGCTATTAAAGTATCCAGATATACGATCGGCTGCTTCACTACTGCTTAACCCGTCAAGGGATATGCTAGTGTTAAAGTCGCTAGCTAGTACGTTTTGGTCTACGAACCCTGCGTTTCCAACGTTCCCCTCAAATAAGGTTCCTGACTCGAAACTAGAGATCATATTGTCTACTAGATCCTGCTGGAAAGACTTAGAAGCTTTACCGAAGTGTGCTCCAGGGTCTAAGGCCATGATAAGATCAAATGTAGTATCTATAGTGTTAATGAATGCAGAAGATAAGTCATCGGATAGCTCTCCAGCAATATTCTGAGTAAACTCGTCTATACTGGCTGACTTGATGGCTCCTGTAGAAGTCTTACTAATAGTTAACTTAGTGATTACTAGAGCAGTAAGATTGTCAAAACTGTTCTTGATATAATCACTAGCCTTAGTTATATTAGCAGGGTTAATCTGACTACCCTGAAGTTCTAAGTTAGGCTGTAATAGTACATCTTCTATTGTTCTTTCTGCACGGCGTTTAGGGCTACCTATAGCTAGGTCAGGACCAATCTCAGGCAAGTTATCAAACTGAGCGGCAACGCCTCGGTCAGTTAATCCACCGAACGCCTGCTTAGCTGAACTACCTACTGACTTGAAACTCTTACCAAGCTCTACAATAGAACCTTGCAAGTCGTACATAGATGAGAACAATCTAGTGTCAATCTCTACTAGGTCATTTATACTCTCTACTAGTGCGTTTGTTTCTAAGTCCATTACATTAGTAATGCCGTTTTCGCCTAGATTAGCTTCGTGGTTAGCTAACTGCTTCTTAACTAAAGCCTGTCCGCCGTCCCCGCCTGCTGAACTACCGCCAGAACCACCCATTAAGGAGGCCATCATCGCAATAAACCCTGCACCTATCGCCAAGCCGGGAATACCGCCTTCAGATACAATTGCGCCGAAGCCAGAAGCTATCTTACCGGGTATGGTCGCTTGGTCTGCTGCCGCTGCCGAAGCTACGGAGGCTATATGAGCAGTTGCTGCCTGTACTTCCATAGCTAACCTAGCTATGTGTATGGCTTGCTCTATAGCGTGTGCTGCCTTAGCTGCTGAACTACCTTCCTCAAACATACTTACCATCGCCGAAGCTTGGTCTCCGAAGCCTTTTAAACGCTGCTTCTGAATGTCTGCGTCAGTAGAGTTTTCATCTTCCTTCAGTTTAGAAAGGACTTTGTTATTCTTAGCAGTTACTTTAGCGAACTGGTTCGATCCGTCAATCCACTTCTTGAAAGGCCCATCATCTAGCCCCTCTAGTGCACTTCCTATATCCTTGAAAGGTGCATCAATAGTAGCTAATTCTCCCTTAAACTTTAGCAAGTCCTTAGTAACGCTAGAAGTCTTCTCTAGGTTCTCAAGGGCTGCTCTCTCTAAGGATAACTGGGCTTGAGCTGCGGCCAAAGCTTCCTGAACTTCAGCAGGTGCGCGGCCTCTTAACAGAGCTATTTTAGCCTCTAAAGCTGCGGTGACCTCTAGAGCTTGGTTTATCTTAGCCTGCTGCTCTAGCTTCTTAATATCTGCCTCTTCTTCAAAAGTTTTCAGCTGTATCTTAGCCTGCATAGCGGCAGTGTCCTGCTCACGCATTTCAGCCAACATAATGAACCTATCAGACTCAACGCCTCTAATAGAGGATCTAAGATCATATTCCTGCTGAAGTTGCTGTAACGCCAACCCTTGGGAAGTCTTAAGAGTATTCATACGTTCAGCTTGTTCAATCTCCAAGGTGAATAACTCTAATCTAACTTCTGCATTATCCTGGAGAGCTACTTTTTGCTTAGTAAGAACAGCAATACTACGCTCATTTGTAGCTATACTCTTATTCTGCAGATCTATGGCGTCTTTAATAGCTTTAGGAGCCGCATCTCGCGACCCTAGGCCATCTATCTTAGCTTGTAAAGCTGCATTCTTATTCCTAATAGTAGCAATCTTATTCTCTAGAAGCACCCGCTCTCTTCCTAGCTCTAAGGCTTTAGCGGCCACCCTAACTTCAGTATCACCAACCTCTCCAGCCTTTCCACTGGCTTTCAAAGTACGTAGCTCTGCTTCATACTTTAGCTGAGATTCATAAGTAGATGCTTGAAGATCTTTATTGGCTAGTGCGATATTCCTCTGCTTCTCCATTGACCCAGTAAGTCTTTCTAACCCTTCCCTAGTCTTATCGGTTAAGCTTGAGAACTCCCTTAACTGGTCAAGGTTATTAGACAGACTATCCAGTCCTTCGGTAGGCGTCTTCGCCAGCTCCAACAACCTTTTGGCTTCGGTAACACTTAAACCAATAGTTCGTAGAGTTTTCTCACCTATCTTGGCAATATCACCCTGTACGTTACGTAAGGCTTCCGAACTAATAATATCCGAAGGTAAAGTAACTACAGCGTTGGTGACTATCGTATCTATCTCTTTCCTAGTTCGATCTATCGCAGCGTTTAAATCCCTAGTTACACGGTATCGCTGCTGACTAGTAATGCCCGCGTCGGCACCCCCGGCTGCTTCGCCTCGTCCACGGCTCCTAGTACCTTCAATAGCTTTCAAAGCCTTCTGCGAACTGAGTATGGTCGCTTGTAGTTTTTCTACCCTACCGGCATTAGCAGTAACTTCTAAGGAGAACTCACCGGTGTTAATTAACTCTTCTAACCCTTCCAGTTCTGTCTTAAACTCTACTAGCGAGGAAGAGTTAAAGGCCGATGATACTTTATCTAGCTGAGTATTACCTTCGAAAGACTTTAAGTACTTAGTGGTTTCTCTTTCTAAGTCTTCAATAGCCTTAGCGTACCCTTCAGTCTTTCCTTGAGCAGTTTGAGCAACAACAGCCTGAGCCTCAATTGCGGCCTGAGCTTCTTTAAGTATCGCAGGAATTTTAGCGAAGTCTTTGGGATCTACGTTTAATAGGTCCTCTAGTCGCTTTTGTAGCTTGGTCTGTTTTAGTGCTTTAGCTCCGTCCAAGATCTCCTTCTTAACATCTTGAAACTTCTCTAAAGTATATTGCAGGTTACGTTCTGGTACCTTTTCGAAAGCGTCTATGGTCGCCGTTAAGCCGCTACCAAGGTTTACTAAGTTATTAGCCAGTAATTTGGTGAGCCTTGTTGGTTCTATAAATGCTTCAGTTGCTGCGGTACTTAACTCTTTAAACCCTTCTAAAGGTTTCCTCAATTCCTCTGAGTAGCCTTTAGTGGCCTTAGTTAGATCTTCTATACCTTTTGGGTTATATAACCCAGTGGCAGCACCTATTCTGTCAAAGACACTTACGAGCGGCTCTAGTATACCTAGTGCGCTTGCTAATTTCTCTAAAGGTTTTGCGAATAACTGGAAAGCTATCGTGGCCATAGATATCCACCCCGCCAGTTTAAATACTAGTCCACCGAGAGCTCTGATACCGCCCGCAGCCTTACCGAAAAGCTGCATAGAGGCAGAGGCTGCAACTAATAGAGGACTCATGGTACGTAGTTGACTATTTACCCCGGCCATTACTGCCTGAGCTTCTATACCTCCTACCATACCTGCTGAGAAAGCTACCTGCATAGAGGTTCCAGCTAACCTTGCGCCACTAGCTACAGCACTTAATGAGGTATTGAAAGAGGTCATCGTTCCAGTAAGGGCCCTAGTAGAGAGGGATGACCTTATAGTGGCCTTCTCGAACTGAGCTAGGTTTGCTGTATGTTTTTCTACTATCTTTGTAGATAAGGAGTTATGCCAATCAGAAAGGGCTGGTATTGCCTGTTTTACTAGTCCTCTAACCAATAAGAACATACCTGCTTTAAGTGCTCCTGCACTTTCGGTAAACACACCTATAACACCAGTAGCGTCGATAAATCCTGTAACCATAGAGAGTACACTGTCTTTCAAGTCTACCATCTGTGAAGCTACTTTACTATAGGGATTGTTTGCTGCTTCTTTACCTATCCGCTCGAATACTTCTAAACCTTGACGCATAGCTTCATTAGAGAACGCTTGACGTCTCTGTAACTCAGATAACTCAGACTGTGCTAAGTTATTCGCGTCAGCATACTTACGAGTAGCTTGTTCAATCTTAACGAAGATACCCAATTCATCAAGTATTTCAGGTTCCATCTTAGCGATACCCTTGGTGAGACGTTCTACGGAATCCGTAATATCCCTACCGAAAGCTTTAGAAGCTCCAAGAGCTACCTTTGCTAAGTCTTTTGTGAATTTAGTATCAAACCCTGCTGCAGCAGCCTGAGAAGCGAGCTTCATAGCAGTTGCTAGGGTGATTGTGTTATTGGTGCCTTCCTTCAGTGCTGCGGACATAGAGGTAAGTGATCTACCTGTCTGGGCTGCAAGAGACTCCTGTGCTTTAATTACGCCTTTTAAATCAGCAGACTGCTTCAACTGATCGAAGGCAGCGCCTACAGCCCATATATTAGCGGCTACTGTTGCGTATACGTGTACTAAACCGCCCAACCCTTGAGACTGTTTAGCGAAATCCTTGGCACCCCTGCTAGAGGTGTTGCTGAAAGACTTGGCGGCCCGATCGGCTTCGCTGATCGACGTAGTGTAAGACTTAACACCTTCTGTAGTCTTTCCAAGAGCCTTACCAGCTCCTTGAGTAAATTTAGTAGGGTTTATTGGTTTCTCTAATTTATCTAGAGACGCGCTTAATTTGCTAATTCCATCAGTTACCTTCTTCAGACCTTTGTCTGTTATCTCGATAACTACCTTTCTTTTCTCGTCTTTAGCCATATTATTTCCTTAGCTTAGATACAAAGAAGGCAGAGCTACGTTACATAACTCTGCCCTTAACGCGTGCTATTTCTTCTTCTTCTTAGTCTTCTTCTTCTTAGCATTTAAGTTTGTTATTTTTATATTTTCCAGCTCTTTAATCGCACGTAGAGCCAGCATTCGGTCTTTAATCTCGAATATGTCGAATATAGTGTTTAGGCAGGATAAGTCCTTACCTAGGTAATTGCCTCCCATAGCGTCCCAGTTATCTGGTAAGTATGAGAAGGCTGCTACATAGTTTTGAAAACAGATTGGTAGGTCCGATATCTCTATCGGTACCTCATCCTCGTTAGGTTCTTTGCCAAGCTGGTGCATTAACTCGTAGTACCTATCCTTAGTCATTCCTACTTCTTGATTACTGTAGTAACGGGTTAGGTCTTCGAATGCTCCCTCTACTTGGCCTTCGTAAAATTCTGTAANTCGCCAACTATCTCAGCGACCCACGTATCGAACTCACCTGAGTCCTTNAATAATACCCGGGCATTCTCTACGGAATACTCCAGTTCTGCTTCTTCATCTACTGAGCTGATATCGATAGGTAGTAGATTAACTAAGTACTTGTACTTTAAGCCTGACCATCCTTTAACTACAGAGTCGATATACAGTTTAGTAAACAGCTCTGAGTCAATCTCTTCAACGGGCTGTCTGCTCTTCTTATCAATTCTGGTTATGGTCGCTTTGGTTCGTAGATTTCCCAGTACTTTCTTACCTAGAAATGCTAGGTTAATACTGAAGCCTTCACAGCCAGGGTAGTCTACAGTTACAAGTTTTTCTTCAACTAAGAGGTCTTTAAGATTCATATTTGTCCTTGAGGGTCAAGGGGCCGTTAAGCCCCTTTGCTGTTTAAACTGCGTAGTAACTAACAGTCATTTCATCGGTAGTAGTAAGTCCTGTTCCCAGAGCAGTAGCTTCAATGCTTACTGAGATAACGTCTTCAGACTCAATTTGTGGTATTACAATGTGTGCTCTAGGCATTTCAAAAGATACGAAAGGAGCAACCGCGCCACCCATATTCAACTGAATTACGAAAGAGTTAGTCACGTCAGGATCAGCACTATTAACGTCGGCCAACATATCAGACAGTAAAGTCATTGACTTGTTAGTGTCAGTGTCCAAGTAGCAAGCAAAGCTACAAGTAATAGAGCGAGTACCTGTAAAGTGTCCGATCGGCTTGTTCACTTCACCCAACTCTTCAGGAGTAAGGAAAGTAGTTCCGTTATCGATACTTACTGTAGCACTAGTAAGTCCTAAATTATATGTACCAGAAGCAGGGCCGCCAGTCATAGTAATAGTACTTAACTTGTTCTTCAGGAAGGAAGCGGTACTAGGTACAGCTAAGTAGTCCGTGCCAGCTACTGAAGGAGTAGTTGCAGGAGTTACGATATCGTAGAATGAAGCCTGACCAGTCCAAGCGATCATGCCAATACCATCAATACTAAGATCGATTTCAGCAGCATTTACAATTGCTTCGGTCATTCGGTACTGAGCACTACCTGTATCAATATATAAGTAGTACTTAGGAAGTTCGTGTACGTTTGAGTTAGCGAAGTCTACGTTCATAGCACCTGGAGTAGCCTGAGCGCCTCCGTTAGTGATAGCATCCCACATAACCTTCTCTGCACAAGTATGGTTAGTAGCAGAAGCTGAACCGTCTGCAGCAGCTGAGATTGTAACAGTACCAACACCAGTCATCTGAGCAACGTCGAACAAGTCGTCATCGCCGCCAACAGTAGCTGTAATAGCGATAGTAGACGTAGCACCGGCAGTGTCGCTTACAAAGCGTAGGTTACCAGCGTGAAAGTCTACAGAAGCACCCTGTGAGCCGCCAACTAAGGCATCATTCAGCAAAGTAATCAGAGCAGCAATAGTAGTAGTTCCAGCACCAGTAGAGATTACTAGAGGAGTAACCCCACCACCGTCTACGTTGATAGAGAAGTCGTAGTCAGTAGAAGCAGTAAGTCCAGTATCTGTACCGTATGTTACAGTATTGCCAAACGTAATGTCTTGAGTACCAGGAGTAGTTGCAGCAGCTTCCTGATAAGGACGAACGTAAGTAGAGAAGCTGAAATCTACGGGATCAAGAGCGGTATTAAATACCTTCTGACCACGATTAGGAGCAGCGCCCGCTTCGTTCAAAGTAATTTCTTGAGTGGATGTGCTTTGGGAGAAAGAAAAACCATCTAATACTTTCAATTCCCAAGTGTTTGCGGTAGTCCAGCCTACACTAACTGTAGAAAGGTATACCTTCGCGTCACGTGATAGAGTTAAAGCCATTTATAAATCCTCGATAATTATAATACTTGATATTGAACCTCTAAGGATAACTCAGCCACACCCAAAGGGTCTAGTAGGCCTTCATCCGTTACGATCGAGGTAATCTGTAAATCCTGAGTTGTGGACTCAGTACCATTTGCGGAAGTATAAGGAATCTCCCTGTTTGCATCCAGCAATCTTTCAATATCTTCTAGGAGGGACTCCAAGGCAGCAGCCGGGTCTTCTCCATCAGATACATATATTCGCATAGTTATGTTAAGGAAGCCCCATTTAAATGCTGCAGGCAGATATTCTCTAGTTTCACTACCGGGTACGACCGATATGTATGGGAACTCTAATATTTCATCCCAAAACTTCAGCTTGCTCTCAGCCCCACACTGTATATCGTTAGTATAAGGGTCAAGACCGATTAAGTCGTCGTTTAAGATACTTACTAGGGAATTGGTTATTGATGATCTTACACTCATTCTCTAATACTCCTAAACTTCTGCCTGGTTAGCTCCATAGCTACATCGCGTATGGATTTGTCCATTAGTGGTACGGGATTGTACCCTAAATGCCCTAAAGCCCCATGAGGCTCGAAAGTCTCGTATGGTCGCTTCATATAGTTATAGTAAATATTAAGTGCCGCATCCCGACCTTCCGTAATCCGGGTAACTTGAACACTCTCCGCGAACCGTCCCGTCCTGTATATCAGATTTGGGCGACCCATGTTTTCTTCTACCGCCTTAGCGAGCTTGGCGTTTATAAGTTCTTTAAGACCTAGAGCAGTAGTTCCAGTTCTACTCTTGGGCTTTTGATTAGTTAGGCGTTTCTGTTTCGCCTTGGAAACCTTTGCTCTCTTTTTCTTTGTCTTATCAGCAGGCTTACCAAATAAGCTGCCAGAGTCTGAGACCTTACCTTTGTAGGAATACTTGTTACCCCACAGAGAGGACTTAATATCTTCAGTTATCTGATCGTTAATAGTCTTGCTTCCGGCGTATATATCTAGTATCCCGCCCATCAACTCTTTTACGGCCTTGTCTTCCGCTGCAAGAACCGCTTCCCTGAACTCCCCACTCTGAGGAATTATGTAAGAAAAGCCAAGTTCTCCAGAAAGACGACCAGCTTGAGTAGTTGCCTTAAAGCTAGCAGCATATTCCGAGGAGGCCAATTCTGCCGCGTTTAAACTATTTATGGTATTAGTTACAGTATTAAGTAACTTCCGGGCTTCAGGCTTATTAGCTAACCTTTTCTGCAGGTTAACCAGATGCGCTGTAGAGGTGTGTTGCTTAGAAGATCTACCTACCTGACCCAAGTCATACCCTTTTGTGGGCCCGCGTAACTGTAGTTCTGATATATTTAACTCCCTAGACACATAGGCGTTAGACCTATCTAAGATATTTGTTAGGGTTCGTAAATCTTTTACTACCAGTATAATGTCTAAAGAGCCGGAGGAGCTATATAGTATAGGCTTCTTATACCCATTCTCTACTAACTTAGTTAACTGCCCCTTAGTGCCGACAGTAGTAGTCAAAGAGCTAAGATACTTCTTGTAAGACTCTGCTACTAAAGGAGCAAGGTCTCTATTCTCTTTATTTAACAGCTGACTGCGTATGGTCGCTTCGGATAATTGGAATACGATGTACTCACTATCAGAGTCTTTACGAGTTTTCGCCAGTGATTTATACGCACTAGAGATGCGTTTCTTTAGTGTGCGCTCTAGTGCTTCTTCTAGCGTGATTCTCTTGGCCATTACCGTACTCTATATAGGTCTAGTACACGCTTAATGTGTGGAGGCAGGTGACTGTCTTCAATCTCGACTGCTTCTGCATTAATATTAGTACTAGATATTTTATTCTGGGACTCACGCTTATGGTAGTAAGTAACTAAGTCGATAGCTGCTAACTTCATAGCGTTGGGAGTAGAAGTAAAACCACCAGAATACTCAATCACGAACGGTTTGTGTATGGTCGCTAGAGGTATTGATGTGTGGTCTAGTAACTCTATTGAACCCTCCTCATTATATACCACGTAGAAGTTGGATGCTATTTCTTGCAGCACCATCTCGGTATCATAGTAGGAAAGTGTAGTTACTGTACTTATGGGTAGGTTTCTAACAAACAGCATTTCTTCACTAGAAGCGAGCTGTTCGGTGAAAGTAGAAGAAGTGAATACTCGGCCGCAGTAAGTTTCGATAAAACTGTCCACTAACTCAATTGTTAGGGTCAGCTTTGCGTCTGCCTTATTATTGCTTATGCCAGAGAATGTTTTATAATCTTGTAAACTTATTAGGGTAGCCATTAGTTTCCTTTTTTAATTACCACTCGGTTGTGTAGGAATTAAAAAAGAAACCCGAAAGCTCGGGTTTCTCTCTATTGAACGTTAGACTAAGACTTAGGAACCGTCTGCGTCATACTGACCATTGATAACACCAACATCAGCAATAACTTGTGCAAAACCTACTCGCTGAGTAGTTACAATAGTACGTGCCTGTGTAGGTACGTCATACTGGCTCTGCAGTGTTACACCACGCTGACGTGGAACCATGAAGTTAGTCTTATCAACTAAGATTCCGAACACGCTGTCATTAGCAACGGCAGGGAAAGAGTTAGTTACGACAACTTCGATACCGTGCAAGTAGCCAACAACACCTGTGAGAGCGTGAGCGCGCGCGCCTACTTTCTCAAGTGACTCAAACAAGGGATCAAGCATCAGATCGTAGTAAGCATCCAAGTTAACCAACATTACAAGGTTGTTTAAACGTAAACCACGTGGGCCCATCTTCTCTCGCATAGGAACTAAGTCCTCAGAAAGAATTCGAACAGTAGGACTACCAGCAATCTTAGCTACATTGTGAATTGCAGCAGCGCCTGTAGCAGTTGCACGTGTAATAAGACCAGTAGGCTCGTTAGAAGCACCGGAACCATTAAGAATACCTGCGTCTAAAGCACTAGCTTGACCTTCGATTATACTATCACGCAACAAAGGAAGGACAGCAAGAATTACGTCTTCGTCAGTCTCATCTACCAAGATAGCCTTAGAAACGAGCTTGTTAGTAGTAAGGGTGACTTCAGTCATTGCTGTATCAATTGCAACACCTGTAGTAGCAGAAGTACCGTAAGTACCAGCACCTACCCAAGCTGAATCAATGCGATCTGGACGAATCGGCAATGACAACTGCGCAGTATTCATCTTAATTTCGCGGAACATAGGAGCCATAACCAACATGTCCTGAACATCACGCTCGATGTTAGAAGACAGAGTAGTTTCAAACTCTTCGTTAGGCATATCGTAGCCAGAAGCTGTATTAAGTTTCTCTAGAACTTCACGACCAAACTTAGTATCACCTACTTGCTTGTTCAGAATCATAGAAGTTAAAGCTGCATCTTCGATATCGCTAGCAAATTCTTTGCTTACGTCAGAAGCTTCAGAGCCATGAAATGTACGCTTGGCTTTCTGAAGAGCAACGATTTCTTCGCTCTTTTCTTTAAGCTGTTCGGTGAGCTGTGATACAGACTCGTTGAAGCTAGCAACGTCGGTAGCACGCTTCTCTTCGAGACTCTTAACCAGTTCAGCAGCACCTGATTCAACCATACCAGCAACCTTAGCTGCAAGTTCGGCTTCTTTAGCGGCTTTCTCAGCAGCTTCAGCTTCAGCAGCTAAGCGAGCTGTCTCTGCGTCTTTAATACCTTTAGCTACCTGAGCAGCAATCTCTTTTTCCAGATCTTTAGGATCCATAACGTAATCTTCCTCTATATTAAGTTTGGTAGGCTCTTCGGAACCTGGGAGTTGTTTGAACTGATTTTTGAAACTAGCGATATCAGCGCTTCCGTCGTAAGACTTAGACACCGAAAACACACTATCTTGGTTGCAAGGAACAGATACTACTGATACTTCATGTAGCTCTACTTCTTTGATTAGGAAAATTCCCGTACCTTCGTCATATGTAGCATCCTTAAGTCTGAATCCTACGGAGAAAGCTTGGAGAATACCTTCCTTTATAAGGTTATAAACGTTTCCAGCAGCCTTAGAGATCTCAGCGGTTATTTCTAACCCTTTACTACTTACTTCGTATGAGACCATCTTGCCGATGGGTTGTGAGTGATCATGGTAGGCTAGGATAATTGGGTTCTTTAAGTAATTATCTAAGGCTTCGCCTTTCCAGGCATCCTCTATAATTATATCGCCAGACCTGTCTAATGTAGTGCAGTTGGCAAACCCCCTAATCACTAAGCTTTCGTTATCTCCTTCGGCTTTCACCTCCAAAGACTTTATCCCGGTTGCGAGATATACTTTATCGTCTTTATGCACTAGTATCATCCTCCGGAGAAGGTTTAGGTGCGGGTTCAGCTACTTTAGTAGCAGGCTTCGGCTTAGGATTCTTTGCAGCTTCCTCGGCCTTCTCAAAGTCTTCCAAAGCCTTAAAGGTCTTGGTAACTTCTTTCTTAGTACTATCTATAACAGCTTTGTGGGCTTCAACAGCGTCTTCGGCCATCTTAGCGGCGGCTAGTGCTGTAGATAGTTTATCTTCAAGCTTAGCAGCTTCTTTAGCGGCTCCTTTATCAGCTACAATAGCTAAACGTATGGCAGCCCGTAAAAAGCCAAATACTGATTTTCGTTTCTGTTTGCGAGATTTAACATCGCCTCGTTGCAGCATATGATGCTTAGAAGGGTCGCGACGGTACTCACCGTGCATCCTAGTCAACTCTCTGCAGAAGTTTTCGTAAGTTTGGTAGTGGTCTAGAACCTCACGCAACGTGTGCGGCGAGTCATCCTGACATCTACGAAATCGTGTTGCTGATAAAGATACACGTCCGTCGTATCTAATACCGTCCAAGTCGAAGACAAATTTAAATAAGTCTTCTAAGTCTAATTCTCTTCGTTGTCCGATGGGGGAGCTCCTCCTTCTTGTCCCGACACTCCAGTAGCAGAACCTGCTACGTTCGCCGGTATTCTTATTTTATCCAGTAAGGGTTCATCATCTAAAGGCGCTAAGCGCAGTTTAGCTCGTGCTTCGGCCCCTAGCATTAACCCATTGTTAGTCAGTGCAGTATAGTACTGCGCCTCATCTGCTAACTCAGGACGCAAGGCAGCCACATCGAAGTAGTTAGCAGCTATGTCGTAGCCAAAGAAGGCTTCCAACGCAGCAACAAACTTATCCAATATAGGCATAACAGTGTTTAGGTAAAATAGCTTCAGGTTAGGCGCTAGATTAGCGTTATTTCCTGAGTCTAGTAGAATAGGTGGGACGCCTATAGCTTTCAAGATGCGATCTTCTGCTACCTTGGTACTATCTGCAAAGTCTAACTCACGGAAGTTGCTGTTACTAAGTGGGCGTACCTTTAAGCCTCCATCTACGACTACAGGGGCTTGGCCACCTGATCTAGGATTGAATCGTCGACGCCATGAAGCAGTCATACGATCTTTAAGTCGGTCACTTAGTACATCTTCTGTTTCTAGCACAATGCCCGGTACGGCACCGTTGTTAAAGAAGTTTTCTTGGAAAGATAACATACTTCCTAGTATGTTGATGCTATCCTGTGCAGACTTTAATCTGGAATCGCCCCGGTACAGTGAATTAATCGAGTTATCTCTAACATGAATTATCTCATCAGGTGAGTACTTTTCCTTATTTATTCTATAGTGGTCTACAAAAGTAGTTTTAGAAGCTACTATGGTAACATCGCAAGCGGGCAGGTGGTATAGGTAGCTACCATCGAAGTAGAGGAACAAATTACCTTCAACTAGGAAGTCCATCCACATGGATCGCCTAAAAGACGAAACATCCTGATACTTATTAGGCTGTGTGTTTAATATGTTGTGAATTCGCTTATTGCGTATGGTCGCTGGTGTCCCAATATCTAGGGAACTCTTTATATCGAAGTTAATTTGCGCTATTGCGTCAATTAGTAAGTCCGTGCCTCTACGAACTACTTCTAACTTGTCATACGCTCGATTGTATCGAAGGGAGTACTTAGTGCTAGGCACTTCACTACCTGCGTTACTTTCGGCAATATACTGTTGGGAGGGGTTTAATTTTTCCTCCCGTTGGGAGTCTTGTAGATCTTTTATTCTGGAAAATATACTCACAGAGGCTCCTTAGGGTTAAGTATCGAGTTTACGCTCCCTCTGTCGTTCCACCCACCGAGCTTGTTTCTCTGCAGTGGATAGTTTAGGGCTTTTACCGTAAATCTTATGTAGTCTTGCATGGTCTTTCTTGCACAAGGTGACACACTCGTGTATCAACTGTTGCGAATGCTCCTCAATAAAGGCTTCCCTGTGATCGAGAATGTCTTTCTTATTGAGTTTGTGATCCTTTACCCACTTGTTGTACATTTCAGCTACCGAGTGGTAGTGATGGAACTCTAATAACTCGTTAGTCGCGCAAATACGGCACTCCGTACCTTTCGGATACAAAGTCTTAACTGCGTCTCTTATGTATTTTACAGGGTCTCTTTTAAGGTCGGCCATGTCACTCACTAAAAACTATTATACCTAGGGCGTTAAAATTGTCAATCTATTTTTAACCCCTAAGTTAGGTTGGAGGATTGTATGCATCATCTAGCAACATACGTGTATAGTGCATATCTTAACGCATCAGCCATGTGCTGAGTGCCGTTGTGTAGTGGGCGCTCCTTAGTAAGGTTAGTTCTATCGTCCCAGCGGTACTGGTCAATAGTTTTCAACACTTCAGTACAGGAAACATCGACAATCAGGTTATTGTTGTCGATAATAGAAGTTACCTTGGCAATTCCGTCTAATTTAGATTTCTTCGCCTTACTAGTAGATATGTCGTATTCGTTAGCCCAGTCAAACCTAGTCTGTGCAGCAGCGGAGTCAATAAAGATCATATCGAGACCATACTCCATCTCCATACCTTTAATAACCTTAGCCTGCTCACTAGTAAGCATCTTATTATCTAGAAACTCACTAAACACAAAGTACTTACCGCTAGAAGGTTCGAAGCCGATCACAACGAAGGCTGTGGGGTCTTTAAAACCAATATCGATACCGGCTATAAAGTCCATAGCGCGCATTCTATTCTCATCTTCCTTAATTGAAGACAAGTCCTGAACACACAGTTCTGTATCCATATCCCAGATTCGTCCAGAAAAGGACATAAAATCAGCTAGGTACTCTTGCCGAAACTCAGCCCTAGACATAGACGCTTTAGCGTCGTCAATATCTTCCTTAGAAGCTCTAGGATTCTCTTTATAGTCCGAGTGGATACTTACCCACTTAGGATACTTCTCAGGGTCAAACCCTCTATCGTAGAATGTTTTAAAGTAGTTGTGAACCCCTCGGGGAGTACTAATAAAGATAGCTTTAGAATTAGGGTTGTCCAGAGTAGGACGAAGCTGCAAATTAAACGCATCTTCACCAGCATCCGACAGAGCCGCTTCATCAAACAGAATAAAGTCATAGGATCTACCAACAACACTATCCGCTTGCGTAACCGACCCCATGCGTATGGTCGATTCGTTACAGAGCTCAATCTCCATATCTTTCGCATTATTCTTAACTACCTCAATGTCAAACTTCTTAAGCAGCGTTCGCTGCAAGGCCCAACTAATCTGTGTCAACCTATAGTTCGGAGACATCAATAGTACATGACTACCGGGCATTAAAGTAACCAACTGCGCTAGTATATTTGCTATATAAGTCTTACCAGTACGCCTAGATAAACAACCAACAACAAAACGATACTGTGGATCGTTCAAAGCGTTAATTATAGCAATCTGCGGAGCTATCGGATCAATATCAATAGCCTCCAGGTAGTTCTGAACAGGCAGTTTAAAGAACCTATCTTCTACAGGGAATTCCACTATCTCTTTAAAATTAAGTGAAGGCCTTGAAACTGTTAGCATTTATGAATCCCTCGCAATTATATAGTCCCGTACAAAATCGGAACGTGTAATGTCAGTAGGTTTAAAATCAAATCGAGAAATCAACCCGTTAGTAATACTCATAAACCGTCCAAGCCCAGAGTCTCCAATATCAGCCTGCGCATGATCACCAGCTAACAACAGCCTACTGTTGTAACCTAGCCTAGTCGCTACAGAGTCTAACTCCTGAAACGTCATATTCTCAGCCTCATCAACCACTACAGCAGCATTATCTAAGGTAATACCACGTATGTAACTAGTAGGAATGAAAGCACTTCCCATCGATTTAAGAGTCTCCCAAGACTTGGAATGACCGAGCAATTCAGATGCAATAGACACGTAGGGTAGTTCATAGACCTCCATCTTCTCTTCTAGCGATCCAGGCAAAAAGCCTATAGATCGTACAGGCACAGCAGACCGTACAACAATAACTCTGTTAATAGGCGACTCAGAAGATAGCATAGACATAATAGCTAAATACATAGCTAGGTAAGTCTTACCAGTTCCAGCAGAACCTAGCAAAGCTACGTTACTTCCATTAACATAGCTCTCTATAACGGCTGCTTGTGTCTTATTGGCAGGGTTAACGTTGCATAAATCTAGCAGGTGATAACTCTTGGGTAATTTACGGGGACGGGCGATAAGAAATTCTCCTTTAAGGCTTCTTAATTAACTTCTCTAGAAGGTTACCATAATTAGAACCTTCTATACTATTGTCCTGAATGTTGATTGTGTTTTGAATGATCTTGTTGCGTTCATCTTCAGCTTTCATTAGCTTTAACTGCATCTCTAGCTCATCTTTCCTAAACTTTGAAGCTAGAGCTAGTAATTCTGCAATATCTTTACTAGACGTGGTTTCTGCATCAGCCATCTCTTCCAGCTTATCCTCAATAACTTTATCTAGTGCTTTTCCTAGCGTAAATCTATTTCTGTAGCCAACCTCTAGGAACATGGTGTCGATGTAGGCTCGTACTTCTCGTTTCTGAAGATACTCGGCTACAGTGTTCTCAGAGAGATCAAGATGTTCTGCAGTATCTTTTATTGAAGCTGTGGTTAAGTAGCTTGTTGCGACTTCTAGCATCTCTGGAGATATCTGTACAGTCGCAGTTGGGTCGTTGTTATCTGTTGGGACTATTGTATTCATGTTACCTCCAAGAAAGACTAAATATACTGTAGTTCTTCTTGCGGGTCAAGTTCTTTTTAACGAGAGTGGGCGTATGGGGAAAAGTATCAGGGTATTTCTATGGGTGGGGGGTTGGTATGGGGGTGGATTTTGGGGGAAGTTATAGTCTTCTCTTTTCTTTTGTTTCTAACTGTTTCTTTTGTTTCGAACTGTTTCTTTTGTTTCGAACTGTTTCTTTTGTTTCGAACTGGGTAGGGTAGCGTCAATTGGGTTTTGTATTGAATATTTTAAAAAGTTACACATGGAGATGGGCGTGCCAGAAAGACGAGGTGCATAGTCTCGTAACCGACCGGCCTCTATGCACTTGGTGGAGGGAATTAGATGTTCACTCGTTCATGGTAGCGTCAAAAGCATTATGTGTCTCGTTTTTTGGGAGTTACACATGGGGATGGGCGTGCCAGAAAGACGAGGTGCATAGTCTCGTAACCCCCCGGCCCCTATGCACTTGGTGGAGTGGCCAACTGCATAGGGCTTATGCCCTTAAATCATTTCTTCGATTCCTTCATTATGCGATTCATTCTGTATACGTGTAGAGACATGCTGGCGGAGCAGGCAATAGCCGTGATACTAAAAAGGCCTGTCGCGAAGCCCGTCCACAATAACAATAATTCACTACTCATCGTCTGATCCCTTCTCGTCCTTAGAAACGTTTACTATGTCGTCGTTACTGTAGCCAAACTCGTTGTAAGGCCCCATTGGGGCGCTCTCCATGCTTGCGAGGTATTCCTGCATTTCGATGCTCATTTGGTAGCCTCTTCTATAGCTTGTGCGCGTGAGTTTGTGTCATTCTGTATTTTGGCAGCAGTGTCTACGCCTATGAACTGAATGGCTAGGAGGGTGAGGGCTGTAAGGACTATAACTTTTAACATGGTGTTTCTCCGTTTGTGTGTATTCATTATAGCAAAATATCCGATGTTGTAAAGACATTTTGCTATACCAAAACGGAATAATAACATTGTGTTATATTACTTAGCTACTTTTAACAAGTTAAATTCACCCTCTGCAAAAAATACGCAGTCGCGGACAGTATCGCCATCTGCAGCTTCTAAATACCGGCACGCACGTTCAAGTAGATGCATAAAATTATATTTTCTAGCAGCCTCCGTCGCGAGGGCTTCCGTAGCGTACCAAGTGCGTTGTGGAGGCAAGATAACACTATCGTTAATCTTACATACCTNTACTGTCCTATCGTTTACTGCTTCGCTCAATATATATCTCATAATATCACCCTACTATACCAGTTAAGAAAACTTGCCCTGCTAAGCTCTCCTAAAGAGAAGCCCCACGGCACACCGTGCTTTAAAAAGTATCTGATACGGCTCGCGGCCCCCTGTGGGGTATTGTCTACCGCTGCCCAATGATAACTAAACAGCCACTCTACCGTTGGTTCACCTGGCCGGGACTCTGCAAAATTCTTCTGACAGTACCTAGCCCAATCTATATCCCGAGTACCATCGTAATAACAATCAAGTACCGAGATACCAATATAAGGGCCGTGACCGATCGCACAAGCCACTGTCTGACATTCCGAATCAATCAAGCTATCTTCGTTATAGCTACCCATGTCGAAATTGGGATAGCAGGCTGGCAAAGATTCTAAGTACTTTGCTAGTCTCTTGAGGTTCTTACGTCGTTTGCTCATAATATTGCCTCTGTATGTAGGGTGTAATAATATCAAAAGCACGGAAGAGTGCCAATACCTTTTAGTTATAAGAAATAAAATTCATAGGGCCTATGCACTTCGACAAACGTAATTATGCTTTCCAGACGTAAAAAACGCATAGGCCCTCACAGACCTATGCGTTTGTTGTATGCGTTTGTTGTATGCAGTTACTTAGCCGTGAAGTGATCCTTTAGCTGCACCCCTCTCCAGTTATATGCTTTCGGGTTTAGCCACTTTTTCTTGGGGGTGCTGTTGACAAGGGCCTTCAAAATTGGTAGCTCCCAGTATAGAACATCCTCTAATGCGGTATGCGGTTCAGCCTCGCTGGTGTCGGTCTTGCAAATAAAGTGGCGCATTACTTCAGCATTAGTTTTGTAGCTGCAGTTACCCTTCGACGTGCGCGAATTGAATAGGTGGTTTTCGAGTATGTAGTTCTTATATGCTTTCGTGAAAGCATACTTGTCGCTAGCAGCGTGCCATAAGCAAAACTGTTTGTCAGCGAATGCGGTTAGATCAATCCCAGTATTTGCACACTGGTTTAAATCGAATGTGAGGTTGTATGCGGTTAGGTATGGATCATACGTCTCCTTCACTTTAGCAAGCCATGCGTTTATAGCTGGTACGCTTGCAAGCATTCGCGTCCCGTTTGCCACCATATCATTATACCTGTCGTATCTCCTAGCTAGACTTGCTTTTGTCCATAACTCTCCTGCATCATTGTTGTAAAATAGCGGGTGGTTTTCTTTATCCGTGTATATGCCGTTCACTAGGATGGCGCATTGAGCTAGAACCTCGCCTTTCTTGGTGACGACTGCCGCCCCGAAATCCGCCACTTTTGACGTACTATTTTTAGTTGGGTTTGTCGTTTCTGTATCTACTATTAAAAACGTATCTCGCTTAGCCATGTTATGCATTCCTTTTGGAAAGTAAACCCCATGCTTGCATGGGGCTGGTTTACGTGGATTATTCGCTATCTTGTGGGCCGTTGACGAATGCCTCTAGTGCGTCGAGAGTCGAAACGCTTGCACTTGCGAGTGTTTCGGCCTGCAAGCCAGTGAGTCCGATCACCTCGCCGATGCGAGCCGCTTTTTTAGCTTTTGTGTCCTTAACAACTTTCGCCCCTTTCACCGTCTCCGCTTTGACGTATAACTGAAGACTAGACAGCTTGGCGATAACACTAGCAGGCTTCTTGCCCAGTTCATTTGCGAGCTGTTGAACTTCTGTCTTGTTGTCCTGTCCAGTGTAGCCAGCTTTCAAGTGGTCGATCATGTCAGAAGTGTAGTTAGTGCTTTTTGAAGTTTTCATAAGATACAGCCTTTTTGTATGAAACGCCTTATGGTCGTTTCTGGTTAAGGAAGCATGGTTGCTTCCAGTGATTCTATTATAGCAACAATACTGATTTAATTGCAACTAAAATTAACGAAAAGTTTAAAATAATTAATGCC